TATCAACCTTGTCGGTAAACATCTTGTCTGTGCGACGATAGTACTCATAGGTCTTATAGGATTTACCAGCCGATAGGCAGGCTTGCTCAATGGTCATACCTTCAGCTACTGCGCTAAGTATAATACGCTTAGCTATATCTGCTGAGTTCTCAGCCATTGGATCTCCGATATCTCATTGGGTTATAGGTAGACTACACCCAACTAAAAGTCGTGCTCTGCACGACACGGTAGGCTAAACTCCCGAGTGAGCCACAGCGAAGCGAGGGGTAAGTTGGTACTCGTCCTAGGGACTCGCGTAGTGCCAACGTAGCGAGGCTGTACGGGGCTATCACATTTTCCGCCCCTACTGTATATAAGGCAGGAAAAAAAGCTCATTTCCTGCCTATGGTATAAAGTATTTATGGAATGTGACTAACGTCATTACAAATACGGTACAAACTAGGACATTAATAAGTGATCTGGTTCACTTTAGGAAATATATCTGTAGTGGGTACATACACTACACTAGAGCAAAGTTTAACACCTAGGGGTCTTCTCGCCGTACCCGTGGCCGATACCGTAGCAAGAGGCCCGCATTCTGCCCCGTACCGTACCGTTAGGCATTCCCAACGGGTCGGCTCCCCTTCTGGCACGGGGATCCCTGTATCAATTGCCCAAGCCATATTAATAAACCCGCCTAACGAATAACCCCAAGGCCTAGCGATTACCCCAAGGCCTCACGCCTTACGGCTCACGGCCTAACCCTTCACGGCTCTATTGATCCACGGGCCAGAGATCTACGGGCCAGAGATTACGGCCCCAAGCCTTCGGCCTTCTTGCTTACCTTAGATCCTTCGGGCCTTCGGCCCCTTCGGATCTGGCCCCGCTTTACCCCTTCGGGCCTTGGATCTGGCCCCGCCTAGCCTCTTAGAGCTTGGGACACGTGGGCCAAATCTGGCCCCTTATATCCCTTCCCTATACGGTAAGGCACGGTATAGTTATCCCGTGGAGAGGATCTGCCTCCTCACTTAATAGTTAAGGATCTAGTTATGTTACGCGATTACGAAGAAGTAAATTATTTAAATACGTGTCAATCTTGCGACACGTCTCACGGTTATTGGTTTGGTACTACGTGCGGATATTGTGGCCACGTAAACAATAAGAAGGGATCTATCCAATGAAATTCTTATTTATTATCGCTAGTTTATTGCCCGTATATATTTATTCTATTCTCTCCACGGTAACGATTACGTTAGAGAGTACTATTGCATTCACTCTAATCTCACTCCTATCTCTCTCAATTGTGGGAGCAATTGCAACACTATCGAAGGGAATAAAATAATGAATACAGCTAAATTGGCTTTCAATTGCTCTTGCAACGGGTGCCGAAATTATCCTACGCGCCCCGCCGAAATCTGGCACGAATCTCAAATAGCTAGTAAGGCGCAAGGTTACTTCTTTACCCGCGACACTATGCGATTCTTTAAGTCACGTATTGCAGACTTTAAACCCGTCGCAATTAGCTCACGGGCCGATTCTCTTATGGTGATCGTCTCCAATAAGCGCGACGACGATCCACGCTATTATGAGATTGTTACTCTCTGCCCATATGGAGAGCTTGGGCGCGAATGGGTCACGGTAGGAGGCTCCCCTATCGCTAGTTATGCAACGCTAAGAGAGGCGCGTAAGTCTGCCCGTTGGAATTGCACAATAGCCCCGCAGATCTGCGAGTGCCACGGGTGCCAATTAGACAAGGAGGGCCGATAATGGACAAGATCACCAAGCGCGGGGCCTTCGTGTTAGGCGTAACCGTGGGCCTTCTAATCGTCGGGGCCTTCTGGCTTATGGGTAATTATTGGGTAACCGAATCGGGCATATGTATCGGATCTATGGCGGAGTGTAATATCTAGGAGCGTACTATCTCGCACGGCTTAGGCCGTGCGGGGTAGTCTGCCACTAGGGGCAGACTTTAAACCTTGGAAGGGGTTAATTATGAAGTATGAGAAGAATCGGGTAAGCCTCGTTGATCTTTCAACGGGTGAAGAGATCGTGAGCGCGGAGCTAACCGCTCCACGGGTGAAGGCTATCGTTAAGGCCTACGCCTTAGCGGGGATTGAACTAAGCCAGAATGAGAGGGTGAGCGCGTGAGCGTAACTATCACAATGCCCGCACAATGGGACAAGGAGACGGCCTTAGCCGTGTTAGACGCATATATGGAAGGCTTGGAGCGTGGGTATATCCTCACGATTAGAGAAGGAGAGGGAGAGAAGTGAGCGGGGACCTATTGAAAGCTTTACAGGAGGCGGGGATCTTGCAGATTATCCCCGTGGGATCTTATGAGCCAGAAGAGAAGGGAGAGGGGAGTGAATAACGGGGCGTGGACACTAGGCCGTGAGCGTGAGATCCAAGGGGCCACGCTCCTAGACGATAACGATAGATTCTACTTAGAAGTGGAGGGGGAGAGGCGATACGGTTACCGTACTCACCTATCTGGCACTTACGTATGCTTTACCGACGGCCACTTATGCGAATGCGGAGAGGAGGGGGAAGAGTGATAGGAGATACGAAGGAGGAGATCGTTACACAATTGAATGATCTTATCTATGGTGAAGATCCTTATAGCTTATCCGATATAGAAGACATAATCGGAGACGGCGATATATTCGAATACTTATAGAATAAGATACGGTAAGGTAAGGCAATAGCGGTTAGCTATCTCTCCTCCTCCACGGGCAGAAGTGGAGGGGGAGGGAGGGTGAATCGCCCTAATAACTACCTTGGAAGGGGTATAAGAATGAAAGAATATGTAGTACGCCGTTACTCATTCTCCGAATTGAATGAAGAGGCACGTGAGAAGGCAATAGATGATACACAGAGACACCTTCTTGAATGGCTAGGTGAGCGAGAGCTTACCGATTACCTAGAAGGTAAATTAGAAGAGGATCTAGGATCCTTACCCGAAGACATCACTATTGCTTACTCTCTTAGCTATTGCCAAGGAGACGGCGTGGCACTATATGGCAGGATATATAAGAAGGAGGCTAAAGATTTCTCTTGGCCCGACGGGTCACTATACGTAGATCTAGAGCGTAATTCTTGGAGTAATCATTACTCTCACTATAATACTTTCAACGTAGTGTTACGTGATGCGAATGATGAACTAGTTGATTTCTCTGGATCTCCAATTGAAGAGCAATTACGTAGTCTCTGCAAAAAATTAGAGAGACTAGGCTATAAATATATAGAGAATGAGACTAGCCGTGAGAGTGCTATTCAATTCTTGGAAGATCAAGAGTCAGAAGAAGAAGGATCATTCTTAGGCGACGGCACTAGAGATCTACCCCGTGGAATTATGCAAGAAGTGAGCGCATAATGAAAGACTATGTAGTGCTAGTGACCTTAAAGAACGAGGCGATCTTATTAGGAGCAGATAGAGATAGCGAGGCCCTATCACGGGCTAAGCTCATAATTGCAGAGCAGTATGGAGATAGCGTGGCGAATGACGCCACCTACGAATTGGAGGGTGAGTAATGAATGACACCAAGGAATACGAATATAACGTTATATTCACGGGTAACTATTGGAGCTTAACTACCAAGATCTCTATTGATCTAGACGATACGACGGGTAATCTAAGCGAGGAGGCCCGTGAGCTGGCAGAGAATAGGGCTAATGAGGCTATTCGCGAAGAGCTAGGGATAGATCCTATTAATTTCGCACACTCTACTAACGTGGCGTTAGTGCTAGAGAACGAAGATATATGGCTAGAAGGGTTAGGCGAATACCCGCCTATCCACGTATCAATAATAGAAGGGAAGGGGGAGTAATGAATACTTATAGAGTCACCCTAGAAGTAGATTATATAATCAAGGCAACTAGCCTTGCGGAAGCTATGAATATCGTGAATGAGGATAGCGAACACCCGCTAATTGGTGGCGTGTCAGTAGGCCATTGTGATAACACCCGTGTAATTGGCGGATCAATAATAGAAGGGAAGGAGGAGAAGTAATGAAAGAGCATCACTATGTAGTTAGCTGGAATGAGAAGGGCGGGTGGAGTATTAATGCAGAGCTAGAAGAGAGTGCATTCCCCGAAGGTACTATCTACGATCACGCTACGCACGAATGGGACTACGCCTATAAAGGCGATAGTCAATGGGAAGAGAATGAGCAGAGACTAACCGAAGAATTGCAGGGCATTCTGGATCTGCATAACACACACAATGGAAAGGTAATACTATGAGTGAAGAGAGATCAGTAACACACGTGGTAACACTAGTAATCCAAGCTGGATCTAAGTGGAATAAGGTAGAGATATTCGATTTTAGTGGTGGCGAACCTACTCCCTTAGCTTCGGGTGAGGGTAGCAATTGGCGCACGGCGTTAGGTGAGGCGTTATCTAAGATCACATTATCGTCGGACGTGCCAGATAAGAGCGTGAGTGACGTGGTAAAAGAGATTCAAGAAGAGGCGGGTGAGTAATGGGATACGAGCCAGAGCTTAACGATCCCGTCTTCTACGAAGACGACGAAGAAGAGATAACCGAAGAGTTTGATACCTTAGAAGAGAAGGAAGGGGAGAGTAATGAATAAAGAATACTGGCAAGCTAAGGCAGAATTGTGCCGTGACCTTGCATTGATCCAGATACAAGAAGAGGAGACGGAGAAGGAGGCGGGTATGAATCTAATGAGAATGACCTACGCATTGTCTATGGTAGATGTATATTCAGAAGGGCAGGGGGAGAATGAGTGAAGTAATTGCATTCCACCCACGTGTATCCACGCTTGTGAATCTATACGAAGTGGTAGATGAGAAGGGTGAGGCGATCTGGGGTGGCAACGATACGCACGAAGCTATCCGCTACCTACGCAATAGCCCTGTCAATTGCAGGATCCTTGTATCGGGTTGGGAGAGTGACGAAGAAGATGCTCACCTTGTAGGTCAGCCCATTGACATCACCAAGCTTATCTATGCGGTATTGGCGGTGAATCAATGAGCTATTTCTTGGGTATCCTAGGCGTGATGCTACTGGCATACGTCCTAATTGTATGGGAGAATAAGATTAATGGAGAGTGAGAAGCGACTGGCGAGTGCGGCAAAACAGGCCGTCTATTATCGCAATTATCGAAGAGCAAGGGATCGTGCCTTGGTGAAATTAGCACAGGCCTATCCAGATACCTATAAGGAATTATTGGAGAAGGAGAAGGTGAGTGATGAACAAGAAGGCAAAGCGTGGATTGATCTTAACGGTACTACTATTAGCCCTCGTATCGTTGCACGTGCAAAGGCTAGGGGAATTGCCCTTACCCAAACCGATACAAACCAAGGCAACAATGGAGGAGAAAAGTGAGAACAAGCGAATTGCATACAAATATAGTAGAGCTCTCGGATATACGAAAGCAGAAGTCAAATGCCTTGTCACCTTATGGACCCGTGAAAGCAGGTTTGACCATCTCGCAGACAACCCTAGATCAACAGCTTACGGGATTGCTCAGCTCCTTAGAGAACGTAGTAGAGAGCCTGAATTACAAATCCTTCACGGCTTACGATACCTTGGTCATCGCTACAGAGGGAGTGCGTGTCGCGCTCTCGCACATAGCGACAGACGTGGATGGTACTGATAGAATCTAAACCACTCACCTCTTCCGAGTAACAAGAGCCTCACCACAACCCTTCCTGTGGTGGGGTTCTCTACTTATCGGTAGAGTAAAAGCCTTTGCCTTTGAAGGTAACAGAAGGCGAATCCCATACACGATTCATAATCTCGTGGCAGTCAAAGCACATAGGAGTAGATGCCTCCTCGTGGATAGAACGCTCAACTGATACAGTTGAATTGCATTTGCCACACTTGTAGTCATAGATCATAACTTTACTGCCTCTTCTATTGGTAAGTAACCTACTAACTTACTTACTTTGTTGGAACGAGAAAACTCGGTAGTCGCTGGCATCCAATGGTTTAGCCACTCTGGTTCTGCTACATCCATTAGGTCAAAAGAAAAGACTCCCTCTGGAGTCGAGTTGATGTAGAAGGGGTTGAGATCTCGCTCTGCCGCCTGGGTAATGAGCTTTCGATACTTGAACTCTTCAATTAGTAGTGTGGGATAGTGGGTATTGCGACACTTCAACTCTATGTATGCACTAGAGTCACGACTAATACAGTCGAAGGAGTCATAGATACCCTCTGACTTCTGTAAGTCTGGATACTTCTTATCCATTAGGAACAAGAATAAATCAATCTCTTTCATTGACCATTACCAATCCCACTATGTCCATCCCAACCTTGCAGTTTATGGATAGAACTATTCTTTGAGTGACGATCTAATGAAGCAGTTAATTGTTTATCAGTATCTGCGGTAATTTGTACCCCACAAATACACTTAAAGGTAAAGGTCATTGCCAAGGGTTGTCACCGCCCAGACCATTCTGCACCTTGCGTAATGCGCTAGTGCATCTACGATCTGCAGTAGATACTGCACACTCTAAGATACCTGCTACCTGTTGTAAGGTCTGTCCTTCGTGGTAGCGCATACGAAGTATGGTCTGGTCTTCTACTTCAAGCTTTAAGTATGAACGCTTGACATCAATCAAGGTAGCGAGCAGGTTGCCACCTTCTGCTGGAACGCTAGGCTTCTTAGGTGAACCATCATTAACAAGGTTCTGAGCCTGTTCTAGTACCGTATCATCAACGATAGATGCAATAACGTGTGGCAATACCTGTGCAATCATAGCTGTATCGTAGAAGGCTTCATCACCTGTACGATAGCCAGACTTAGCAGCCTTCTCTTTACGAGCATAACGCTCAGCAGTGCGCTTCATCTGCCAGGCTATACGCTTCTCATTAATAACACGTTGGACTGGATTAGGTTCACTAAGCATCTCATCAAACTGTTTGCCACGTGTTAATGCCCAAGCAAGGCACTCTTGTAATACATCATCTCGTTCTACGTAACCACGAAAGCGACGGGCTATTGCACTAGCAACGCTAGGTGCTATGTCGTAGATGGATTTATGTAGTTCACTCACAGTCAGGTAGCACCAAATCTATAGTGTGTTGGATGTTCAGTAGCTTGATAGCAAGGAAGTCTATGTAGTTGCTGGCATCTGCCAGCTCTTCAATCAATTCTCTAATGGTGTCTGATGTAGTAAAGGACTCAAACTTCTGACCCTTAGCGTGGGAATACTGCTCGTGGCCTACACCCTTAACACGTTGAGCACGAAGGGATGCAAAGGATTCAATGAAGGATGTTAAATCCTCAGTTGATACACCTAACGCACGATAGCCAGTAACGGCAGCGTGATCTACTAACGGGTTGGTTGCGGTCTTACTACCAGTATCTCGTTGGATCTGTCTAGGCTCAGGACTTGAAAGCCCATATGCTGCAAAGTCTGTACCACTATAGTCCATTCAGCATCACTCATCCTTCTCACCTAGTAACAAAGCCTTCGTTGCATCTAAGCCTTTAGCCAGATAGAAGTCATTGATGTCCATTGATGGGGGTAATGTTACTATTGTGCTATTAGAAACCTCTTGCGCGACACGCTTAGCAAACTCAGCACCAGGATTAGTGCCATCTTCTTTAATATCATTATCACCAATAACAAAGACAGTATCGTAACCAGTAAAGAGCTTTGGAAAGTGTGGCTTCCAAGCTTGTACACCAGGCACACCCACTGCTGGTATGCCTATCAATCCAGACAGGACCACAGCATCTAGTTCACCCTCACATACTGCAATGTAAGAGGAATCAATAGTTATATCACCTACGTTATATAGGTGTGCCTTCTGTCCTGTTGGAGATCCATACTTTGGTTTGCCATCATCTAGTCTGCGGAACTTATACCCAACGCAAGAACCAGAAGCAGTAATATAAGGAATAGAAAGCCAACCTTGGTGCATCTCGTGACCATTGATAGGATCTGTAACCGTACCCAACGAGTACTGGCTGGCAATAACATCAGATATTCCACGTTCTTCTAGATAACTTAGAGCTTCCGCGCTTATGTTTTGACTGTAATGTTTGGCCGCTTCCGTCAATGATTTCGATTGCGCGATTGAGGGCATCCTTAAACTCCAAATTCTCTATGTGCATAACAACATCTACTGAACTGCCACCCTTACCGCAGGTGTGGCAGAAGTAAAGGTTGTCATACGTGTTCATCACAGCACTACGTCTGCTATCTGTATGTATACAGCAACGAACTGCTGCTGACTTACCTTCTCTTACTTCTCCACCGTAATAGGAAACAATAGTCCCTATGGGGATTGAAGTTGCATCAACGGAACCTTTGTACCGTCCCGCTTTACGTATCCTGGACCAGTCTTGTGCTGACATACACACCCCTTATCATCACACTTATCGTGCCAATGAGCTGAACGCTTGTAGTGAGCAAGGCCGTTCTCTTCTCCACCTTTAAGGCAGTTCTGGCAAATCATCTTCTACCTCTTCAACTGGTACAACTTCTGGTACTAGTATCTCTGTTGTTGTTATTTCTCCACCTGGTACTGGCATTATTGTTTCTCCTTTAGGAATTGAGTTAAGTCTTGGATTACCCAAGCCTGATCTATTGAAGCGTTGCGACGCTTAACTACGACGTAAGACATAGGAACTTCCCCAAGCCCCCGTGCCTGTGCATAGTTAAGCGCCTCAACTTGTGCTTCTCTCCAGAACTCGGGCAGGGAAAGGGTCTGCCTGTTCTTGAGTTCTAAGATGTAGGTTTCTCCAGATATGATAACAACCATATCACCTTCATCTTTTGCCCCAGCTTTGGTCAGACGTTCTGCAATGACTCCAGCTTTGCGGAACCATTTCATTACATCTGTTTCAAACTGAGAACCTTTGCGTCCGTTTTTATTCGCCATTAAATATCAAACTTTCCATAGAATTAAGGTATGTAACTGGCACATACCAAGTCCTATCATTATATCTCCACTCTTCACGCTTACATTCGGAGCCAAGTTTCCAGCCAATAGCTTTGTATTCAGGGCCTTTCCAATCAGGTCCAACCCTTCGTGTCTTATGGCATAGACCATCAGACATCAGCACATACACAAGGTTATCGTTATCTCTAGATGAGTAACGCATTCCTCTCACTGGTGGAAACGAGTAACGGATTTCTCCGAACCCTGGAATATCTAGTTCTGACTTCCATTTATTGTAGTGTGGAGTGAAGTCATACTTACCGACCATACGTGCGAATGCAAGTTCTGATCCTGCACACACAACGTGTTGCCACATTTCCCATAGGTCACCCTCTGAGTAATTGACATTCTTCATTGGGTCAGCAAAGTATGGCTTCTGTCTTTGATATCCAACTTCAACACAAACAGCTTCCTCTTCTATTGTTAGAGCGTAGTTAGATAGCACCATATGTACTCTCCTCGTTGTTGCCACGCAGGTAGGCCCTACCTTGCGCATCATCATCGCCTATTTGACAAGAACCAAAGTCTACAAATAAAGATGCCCATTGTGAAGCATCTGCGTAGTGTGGACCAAAACGATTCTTGACTGATGCTATCCGAAGTAGACCCTGTGAAGGATCGTACCCAAGCGTAAGGATTAGAGCTGGTAGTTGACTCACCTTTCCGTGAATAGCACGTCTAGGTGGTGGCATCATAGGAGAACCATACTCGCTCTGTTCGCTTACGTGATGGAGTACAAGCACACAAGCCTCAGTCTTACGTGCCATATCGTGCAACTCCATCATAATTGCACGAAGCCCAGCCCATTCATTATCTGTCTCTGCTGCCACATTCATTAGGTTGTCTATGATAATCAACTCTGGCATCACACCGTAGAGTTCAACATAGGCTTTAATCTCCATCTCAATATCATCAAGAGACGGACTGGAGTCAAAGACCCATTGAATGTGAGAAGCTTTAGCCAGGTAAGGATCATAGTGGCGCTGACTTTTATTGATGTTACCTTCGACAGTCACTTGTGTGTGACCCGAAAGATGAGCAGCAGCACGAATCATTACTGTTGCTGTGTCTGTATCAGCAGAAAAGAATAACGTTGGAACCTGCGCTTTGATTGCATATATCAATGCAAACATTGACTTACCAGCATTAGGTGCAGCAGCGACCATACAGACTTGACCGCGACGGAACTTGATAGAGTGCTTAACTAGATTTTTCCACACGTCAGGAAGTGGTGTGGCTTTGGTAGTCACACCGCCCCAGGCACGGGATAGGTTAAGCACTCTTCTCCTCTTCCAATGTTATTCGTCGTTGATTGCGTATCTTCTTTCGCTCACTATCAGTGAGTCCACCCCAGATACCGTGACGTTCCTTACGGATACCCCACTCAGCACATTCAGTAATGTGTTGACAACCACGACAGATTGATTTTGCTGATGCAATGCTCAGACGTGCAAGCTTGCCTTCGTTCTCCCTTTCAGGAAAGAAAAGATCTCCACCTACCTGAGCACATAAAGGAACCTCAAACTCGTGTGGTTCCCGCATTCATTAAGCCCAGATAGTTGCGCACTTATCTACTGCACCCTTTGGAGCAGCACACATCCAGCCCTTCCAAGGGCCACGAGCAGAAGTACCTGTACGGAAACTCATCACACCGTGCTTACAGCTAGGTGCCTGACCTTCGACAACAGCAGGTGCAGGAACAGGAGCTGTATTGAATGACTGTGCTACTGACTCAGCAGTAGGTGCTGGTGCTTTACCACCGTTGAGTTCTGCATCTGTTGACTTGATAAGAGTGGATACCATTGATAGATCCGTAAGACCTGTCTCTAGTTCTTTGATATCAGTTGCATAAAGATTAATAAGTGTTCCACTACTTGTCTTAAAGTTTACTTGAAACTTTGTGTTTTCGTTTGCAGCCATTTACTTTCCTCCAGATTGTTTGATTGTTAACCGTAATGAATCTGCACCTTGCTTAGTAGGTACATAACCTAGTTTAGCAAGTACTTCATCTTTGTCTACTGATGTTGGCCCAGCTATGCTAGACCACCTCACCTGTATTCCAGTATCAGTAACGCCAGCGATACCTTCAAGGGAAGACTTTAGTGAATCCTTTTGCTTTATCAAGTTTTTAATTTGTTCATCTAATTGTAAGTAGATCATCGCATTAGTTGAGGCATCCTTATCTTGGATTAACACCTCTTCACTAGCGATACGTTCTTTTTTTAGACCAACGCATCCTAACTGCCCACTTGCGTCATAGAACTTGCAATAGAATTTGCAGTAGTTTTCTTCACGCTCTGGTTCTGGTGCCTCGGTAGATACCTTCACACCTTCCAACCAAGCTAAGGCTTCTAATGCCATTGCTTCGTTGTAGTCTTCTGTGTGAACTTTAACATCTCGCTCATCACCATCACGTGCAATGGCGACAAGCGAGACACGTTTTACATTGTGACCATTCTTAGCCAGTAGGTAGCCATAGGTCTGAACCTGCCAACGCTGTTGTGTTGATGGGAAGTATGAAAGGTTCTTTACCTTGCTTGTCTTCCAGTCAATAACATCACCAGTACTAGGTACGAAACAGTCAATGTGTGCTTTCATTCCATTGTATTCAGCTTCAACTTCTACTAATACATCTGGATTATCAGCCAATGCTCTTTCAATTTCTGCGTGGATAGCAGTACCCATAATCGCAGCAAGCTTCATCTC